GCGGTCATGAGTCTTATTGAGCTTCTCGCGCCAGTTAGGCTCAAGGACTTCGACAAGCGGGTGCTTGGAGGCTGCGTTGGACGTCCCGTTGGCATGCCCCTCGTGCAAATTGCTGCTACCAGTCATGACCAGGCAAACGTCAATACAATGCGTATGGTACGCGCACTTCTGCCTCCCAAATCCCGCATACGTGGAGATTATGATGTCGAGACAGGTAAGACTGTGTTCCACATTCCAGGTGGTGGGCAACTCATGGTCATCACGTCAAGCCCGGTCACGGAGGAAGGCGCACTGGTCACTTTTGCTATCCTAGACCAGACAGAGAGCTTCCTGCCAGTTAATGGCGGCAAGGCGCTGAGCGAGGTTCTCGACCGCAACGTCGGCAAGTCCGGCAGCAGACTACTGGAGACGAGCAATGCCTGGGAGCCAGGAAAAGAATCTGTGGCTGAGTCTACTTTTGATGCTTGGGTGGCTCAAGAAGAGGGAAGGTTGCGCGGACGCGGGCGCATTCTGTATGATTCTCGTATGGCCCCGCCTGATACTGACTTTGAAGATGACAAGTCGATCGAGCGCGGAGTCCAGCATGCTTACGGTGACGCATACTGGGTTGATGTTGACGACATCGTACAGAATCGAATCCTATCCCCAAAGAATCCGCTCGATGTATCGAAGCGGTATTATCTGAACTGGCCAGAGGCGGCTGAGGATGCATGGACTACGCAGCAGCTCTGGTCTAAGCTCGCTGATCCAGCTTTTTACATTTCTGATGGTGATGATATCACCATGGGTTTTGACGGTAGTCGTATCAATGACGCTACCGCTCTAATAGGCTGTCACGTTGCGACCGGCTTTACGTTCAGCCTGGGCATTTGGGAGACGGATGACGGGCGACGCCCGATCCCTGTATTTGAAGTGAGTGCAGCTGTTGAGGCGGCCAAGAAGCGCTGGAACGTTTGCGCGTTCTTCGCAGATGTGAACGAATGGGAAGAGCACACCAAGATTACCTGGCGTGACTTGTTCGAGGAAGACTTGCCAGTCTGGGCGGTACCAGCCGGGCGCGACCCTCAGCCTGTGGCCTGGGATATGCGTTCTCATATTGCTGAGTTCACCATGGCCTGTGAAATGGTGCTTGGCGAGATCGAGAGTGGGACGTTTGTTCACGATGGGGATAGCTTCCTCGGCCGCCATGTCGTGAACGCCCGGCGTCGGCCTAACCGATGGGGTATCAGCATAGCCAAGGAGAGCCCGAAGTCATCGCGCAAGATTGACGCGTGTGTAGCGATGATCATAGCTCGCCACGCGCGGAGGTTGGTCCTGTCGAGCAAGAACTTCAAGGAGCAGAAGCGCGAGGCTGAGCGCGCGCAAAAGAGACAAGTCTGGAGCTTCAGCTAATGATAGTTGACATCGCAGAGGTTAGCGACCTAGCCGAGCAGATGATGCAGCTCCGCTCGATGGAGCAGGTTCGACTTGACAAGATCGCCAGGTACATGCAAGGCAAGCACCAGAAGCCGTACGCGCCCAAGGGCGTCAATGCTGAGTACCGCTGGATTATGTCGAAGGCCAGGCGCAATTTTCTGCCGCTCGTCGTTTCGGTCATCTCGGAGAACCTACATGTAGACGGATACAAGCCGTCAGGCACGACGACCATCGAGACGGCATCCAGTACCGACCCTGAAGACTCATGGAATGCGTTTCGCGCCAACCGTATGATATCCCGCCAGCACGGCGTTCACCGGTCAGTTAGCAAGTATGGTTCTGCGTACATCGTGGTACTCCCCGGCGAGATGGCGCGGGATGAAGAGATGGGCGCTCCTGACAATGTACCGGTTATGCGCCCGGTTAGCCCGCGACGTATGACGGCCTTCTATGCGGACGACATTGATGATGAGTGGCCTCAGGTCGCAATCGAGGCACGCGTCACAGGCAATCCGATGCGGCCGCAGGAACAGCGCGTGATCGTAACGTTGTACGATGACCAGATGCGATACATCCTGATGAGCAAGCAGAGTGGCATCGTGACGAGCGTGTCGCAGATCAGTCTAGAGATGGCTGTACCTGGCGACCCTCATCTCAATGGGCTGGACCCGATTACGGCGCACGGGCTCGGGATTTGCCCCGTCGTAAGGTTCCTGTATGAAGCCGACCTCGACGGCGAGACTGACTGCTCAGGCGAGGTAGAGCCGCTCATCCCGATCCAGGACCAGATCAACGCAACGACGTTCAACTTGATGATGGCTGAGCAGTATCAAGCGTTTAAGCAGCGCTGGGTTACCGGCATGGCGCCTTCTGACGAAGCAGGACGTCCTCGTGTTCCATTCCAGCCAGGTGTAGATCGTGTCTGGGCGGCCGAGGACCCGACCAGCAAGTTCGGTGAATTCAATGAGACGCATCTGCAGCCGTACATCGACAGTCGCGAGGCTGGTATCAGGCACATGTCTACAATCTCGCAGGTGCCGCCGTATCACCTACTTGGGCAGATTGCGAACCTGTCAGCAGAAGCCCTGGCCGCCGCGCGGGATGGTCTAGACCGGAAGGTCGAAGAACTACAGGCTATCCTCACTGACCCTTGGCGCAATAGCTTCCGCCTCAATGCTCTGGCCGCAGGTGACAAGAAGGGCTGGAATGACCTCTATGGAGAGGTAGTCTGGCGTGACACGAGCGCGCGGGCCTTCTCCGCAACTATCGACGGGCTCGGCAAGGCCGCTCAGATGCTAGGCATCCCGGTTGAAGAGCTATGGCGCCTCATACCGGGCGCGACCGCCGACGATGTTAATGCCTGGGTGCGGGCGAAGCAGGAATACCAGGCGAAGGATGTTGTCAAGGATGCTGTGGCTGCAGCCCTGCAGAGCCAGCCTGGCTTCGCCAATGTCCAGACGACTCAGGGCGGGCTCCCAGTGTCTGTTCCCGTCGAGGTTCCGGCTGGGACTCCAGGCCAGGTCACCGGCGTAAACAAGGCCAAGGAGAAGAACTCTGCTACTGGTGGCGGAGGTCTGAATGTCCACTAGCACAGATACGACCTTCGACCGGATACCGCAAACCGACCGGGACGCGGTACGGGGCCGGGAAAAGGCCGACCCTGGGACGGGTAGGCGAAACCCTAGTTCAAGAGCCCCTAGGGCGAGCCGGTTTATATTCACTGGCACGTCCGGTCCTCTCGCGGCTATCGCGCCGAATCCGCCACGGGCTCTACATGCACATCACCAGCATTCGCAAGGTGCTCTCAGCGAGTATGTCAAGAACTCCATCCGGGCGATGTGGGATGCGCATATCGACCCCAACAGGTTCTCAGCGAGCTGGAAGGACATGGGCCCGATCCTCAAGATATTGATTGCTCAGGCTTATGCCGGATCGGCCGCTAACGCTGCGGAGTATTACCGCAATCTACACGTCGTCCATGGACTCGACTTCCCTGTCGTACGTACAGCTCCGTTCGACGCCCAGCACCTACATCGTATGACGGGCTCCGTTGCAAACGGAACCTTCTATCACCATCTAAACACGAAGGGAGCAGAACCGGGCGCAGCGTCCGAGATGGCGCGCAACACTCTTTCTGGCGCTGGCGCCCGGTTCGCCCTGAACGGCTCACGGAATACAGTGACTGCGGCCGTAACTCGTGACCCACTCGCTACAGGCTGGGAAAGGCTGCTCAGTCCGAACGCGTGCTCGTATTGCGCCGCTCAGGCTGCTAAGGGACCATTCAAGTCTGGCAACACAAGTTTCCGCGCTCACGACTACTGTAGCTGTCTGGCTAAGCCCCTGTTGCGCGGAGTCAGCGAAGATAGCCCGAATGCGGAACTTCGTGACGAGTGGAACCGTATAACAGAAACATTCACCGGCAAGGAAGCGAGAGCTGCCTGGGACCAATACTGGAGAGAACATGGCAACGACACCAGTTCATGAGACGGCAGCCGGACGTAAGGCGGCAGCGTCAAAGGGCGCAGCACTGCCGAGCAAGAGCGGTGGGAATCCGCGCTACCCGACGCCTAACGTGACATATCTCAAGAAGGCAATCCGCGCGGTCGGGCGTGGCAAGGGCGATCATGCTGTAATCAGGCGCTACCTGATACGTCGTGCTAATGCTCTCGGCGCGCGGAACCTCATCCCAGATAACTGGAACTCAGACGGGAGTACAAGCTAGTGGCTGGAACCAGCAGGAAGACGAAGACCAAGCAGCAGGCCGCCGACGACGAGGAAGACCAGAAGGACAAGGGCGACGACGAAGGGCAAGAGGAAGAGGGCGACGGCGACAAGACAGACAAGCAGAAGCGTGAAGACGCATTCCGCGAGATGATCGCAAGGAAGCGAGGCAAGAAGTAATGGCGAGTGTAGGCGACACTCTGGCTTACGGGCATGTAGACGGCATCGGCTTCGGTGAGCTAGCCAAGGGCGAGCCGCTAACCGCCGAGATGTCAGAACTCGACCTCAAGGACGGGCAGGAAGTTTTGTTCCTTGCGATCGACGAGGATTCTGGCTGGCCCATCATCGAGTGGACCGACGCAACCGGTATCAATCGTATCACGACAGTCGACCCCGACATATTCGACACTCACTTTCAGTAAGTGGAGGCATCATGACTCTCCTATCAGCCGGCCAGATGATGCAGTGGGCGGAGCAGGCCGCACTCAATGCGGTCTTCTACAAGGCTCAGAGCCCTGCGGTACAGGCGACTTACATGGCCCTGTCGACGGCGGCCGTCTCGGGCGTGCTCAACTCGACCGAAGTGCTCATGTCGGGCGGCAGCATCAATGAGTACAACACCTCGACCGCTTACGCGCGCCAGGCGTACGGTCCGGTGGCAGCAACGGCGGCTAGCCCGTCGGTCATCTACAACACGGCCCAGATCACGTGGGGTCCGTTCAC